TCATACATCATTGGAGGCGGCATCATAATGCCTTGAGCTACGTTCATTGGCTCAGTGCCGGGAACTGGATACTCACGAACCGCAGAAATCTCAACCTCTGGATTCTCAATCAGCATCATCAAGCTTTGCTCATCAAGCATAGAGAATGACTCGGCACGGACCTCAACAGACTCATCCCACCAGTACTTCACAATGCCGCACTTGCGAACCAAAGCATCTTTAAATGCTGAGTGGAGAATCTTAAAGCCAGGGTTATCACGCTTAAAAATAAAGTCTACATAGTCTGTAGCTTGTTCAGCATTCTGAACATCCTCTGGTCCTTGGGGGGTGAACTCAACCACACGCTCTGGGCCAAAGAAGATACGCATCAAGCTTGGTAGGATGCCTTGAACAGTATCACGGACATCCATTGAAACTACTTGTGAACGGCCTTCTTCTTCATCACCAAAGGCTTGACCATAATAGTATTCAGTAGCTAACGCACGATTGCCACCAATGTCATCATCAATAAAAGAAATAGCATCGTAAATTTCAGCAGAGATAACGCCTTGAAGTTGCTCTTCAGACATTACCTCATCACCCTCCATCTCGCCTTGCAGGGTTTCTGCCATCAACATGGGGTTTTCGTTAATCATATATTTCCTTATTTGGAGCGTAGATATGGAAGTATTCCACCACCAAAAAATTGTCCTTGATCCCCATAGCCAGGAACCGCATACCGACCCAGATCAGAATCACCACCAAGGTTTGCTGCAGCAGCGTTTTGTAAATCTATTAATACTTGAGGAGAAACAGAGTTTCTATTTAAAGCTTCAGTTGTACCCAAGGGTAAAGGTCCCTTATAGTTACGAAGAGTCACATCACCAGATAATAATCCTGCATCTTGGTTAATAAGTTTGTACTGATCTATAGGTGACAGTCTATTGTTTCCCATTGGAATATTGGCTGGATTAAAGGAACCAGCAAACTGTCCAAGATCCCCGTAGCCTGGTGCAGCAAACTCGCCTTCATTAGAACGCATATTTAATTCACTTCTTGCACGAGTAATATTTGAATCGGCAAAGTTATTAGCATCTGCTGAAAAAGGACGATTTGCTACATTTGTTAACGCATCAGAACTTGCAGAGTAGTATGTGTTACTTAATGGCCCTGCGCTAGTGTTTCCCATTCCACGTGTAAAAGGCTCAGATTGTGATCGACCTGACTGTCTGTCCTTGGATAAACGTGCTCTAACAATATCTCCATAAGCATCAGCAGCATTTTGCTGAGTTTCGCTATAAGGACCATTTGGGTCTTGAAACGCCATTGAGTTATAAGCCGCCCTAGGTGGAGCCATTAATTTGGGGTTTCCTAGTGCAAATCTTCGCTTGTACTCTTCTCTTTCAGCATCGCTAATTACAGAGTTCATTAGATCATTCATCTTCATTCTCCATGTCGTATTCGGTCTTAGCCATCATCAACATATTCTGTTGATTCTTGGTCATCTTCTTAGTGATAGGGCCACCAGACAGCCATGCGGAACAGGTACGCTCACCTGCACACTTAAAGTCAAACAGTTCACAGTAACCTAGATTAGCCGCACCTTGTACGTCTTTGGCATAGCCATCTGTCTCTTCGTCTATACCTTTTAGGATACAGTCCAACATCTCTGGAGTTTGGATGAAGGCAGCGCAGTTACCGCAACGCATCTCTTGGACTTCATCAATAGATACTGCCCACATATCAGCAAGGTTCTGCCAGTATTCTTCGTTGTCTTCTTCTGGGTTAGCAGGACCATAATCAACATTCTTGATTGCCCAATTACGGGCTTTCAAGTTGGCCTTGATGTCATAAGTAGCGATAGGGCATTTCATTTTTTATTCCTTGCAGAAATAGCTTTAGCCTTTGCTCTAGCATCTGCTTTACTGCTTGCACCCCATGCTTGGAGGCTTAGAAGTAATCTAGTTGGCTTACCATCTTTGTACTCAGGACCATCGTTTCCCGCCATCCTTGCTAGGAAACTAGCTCTACGTGGATTGTCTCCAGATTTAACAGGGGCTTTAATGTCTTGGCCTTGTGCTTTTAAACTAGCACGACCTTTAGCATTTAACCCACCTTTAGGGTTTTGCCCTTTTTTTCTGGTCCACGCTGCACTCATTTTTTCTTGGCAGTCTTAGCCGCTTGCTTAAAGTCTTTAGCAGTAGGTGCGCCTTTAGTGCCAGGCTTTCTCATCTTTTCTTTAGAGCCAGCCTTGATACGTTCTTGCTTGGCATTAATGTTGGCATAGAGTCCAGGCTTCATAACAACTCCGTAACGCTAATTGTGGAAGCAGTAACACCAGAATCTTTAATAACAGCAATCTTGTCACCAGAAGCCACGGGGAAAATTTCAGATGTATTGTTTGCCAACATTGGGCTTGTCGTAATACTTGCTGTTGGTGCAGATCCAAACTGGATATGGCAATGGCCTAATGAACAAGAAACTCGAACATGAGTTGTTGAGGCCGCAAAAGCGGTACTTGCAACACTAGAATTTGTTACTGTAAAAACTTGTGTCGTACCAATCCTAAATACATTAGGGATGGTATTTCCATTGTTATCTCTTGTTAAGAAAGACATAATTTTTCCTTAAGTTACTTTTTGCTTCGGTTGGTTGCGGTACGACCACCACGTTTTGGCATAGCACGAGCCTCGCTCATTGCGATAGCTACTGCTCGGTCACGGGATTTAACCTTCTGACCAGAGGAAGACTTGAGCTTGCCACGCTTGTATTCACCCATTACTTTGCCAATCTTGTTGGCAGCATCATCCATGTTCATAGGAATCTCCAATATAGGTTTCGCAATACTACCATACTGTGGTAATAAAAAAAAGAGCCACTTGCTTAAGGTGGCTCTAAAATGGCAACGGCAATCAGACTAGGCCACGGATCAACCTTTTAATCGGTTTGCCCCAAGACATATTTGATCCCCAAGACACAGTAGCGGCATCGGATGCAAATGTCAACACAAAAGCATCAGCCATGTCAGGAGATTTCAATCCCCGTCTTCTAATATCATCCTTGGATTCAATCTTAATCTTGCCGTTGGATGTAAAGGTGTACCTTACAGTCGCCAATTCAGCAATGAAATCTTCGTTATTGGGTATCTTGCAGTCACGTTTTTCAAGCCAAGCCTTGGTTTTGTGCCATAGTTCCGCACGAAGATTGAGATAAGTGCCACCCATTGCAGGGCTTTCGGACACATTGATTCCTCTGCATGGCAACTTTAGTTCTCTTAATCGGTCAACAACACCAGCTCCTAGTCCAATAGAGTCAACCAGAATCTCTGCGGGTTTACTCTTGTGGTCACAGGCTTCGTACTGAGCCACCACTGCACCTGTTAACTGCATCAGGTCTAGGTTTCTCCAACGCTCTAGGGTGTGGACTACGTTGGATTGGCGCTTACAGAGGACAGAAGAGTCAGATCCAAACCGAGCTACGTCTAGTCCCCAGATAATCGGAGCATCTTCATAGGCTCTTGTGTCTCTATGTTTGGCAGATTCAAGTAATTCCATAGGGATAATGGTGTCATCATCACTTCTTGGGAATTCACCCAGAACCCTTATCCGATAGGCATTACTTTCCTCGCCATAGCGGGATTTCATGTCTTCTACGTACTCTTTACTGACACGGGTAGAGTCAATACAAGATACCCGCCTTGTCCACCATTCATCTTTTAGACGATTGTGTGTGTCAAAGAAAAAGCCAGATGACCGAACTGGATTGCCTAGTAGGATGGTTAAAGCGTTATGACCAGACATAGAACCAGCAGCGGCCTCGAATACTGCCTCTGGGACACCAGAAGCCTCATCCGCAACCAACATGACGTTCTCAGAGTGGACACCTTGTAGGGCTTCGGGTTGTTCGGCACGAGATGTTCGAGCAGAGATAAAAGCCTCGGTAGCGGAAGCCTTTAGCTCAATCCTCTCTTGTTTAACATCGAGTAGGTCTTGGATAGGTTGGGGAAGTTCTTTGACCCATCTCTTTAGCTCGGCAAACAAAGCGTCATACAGTTGGGCAGAAGTAGGTGCAGTAACCACGACTTTGACGGGATATCTCGTCAACAAGAACCAAAGCATTGCCCAAGAAGCTGTTGTAGATTTACCCACTCCGTGACCAGACCTGATACTAATCTTACGCTCACCAGTGGCGACAGCGTTAAGAAAGTCTTGTTGCCAATCATCAGGCTCTACTCCCAACACCTCTTTGACAAACAGATTAGGGTCATTCCGATATAGGGTAATGAACTGGATAAAGGGGTTATTCATTGTTTTCCAGTATTACATCAGCCTTACCCATGTGCTTTAAGGCTTGGAGGTGTAGATCACCCAAACTGATATTAACTTGGGTTTTAGCAGTGTCTCCATAGTTCTCAGGGTCTAGCTTGGAGGCCATCCACTTACGGGTGTCTACTTGGAGTCGTGCTTTGTTGACTCCACTGTTACTTGTTTCATCTGCTTCATCAGCAATCTCTAAAGCCTCTTCTGCCAGTTTCTCAGCCTTTAGCTTACGTGCAGCGAGTACCGCATCTCTTCTCTCATCCGTATGGTTTATCCAGAAAGAAAGCATGGGCCTAGAACACTCTATGAACTCTGCCAAGCGTCCAATAGTCATTCCCTGTGCTATGTGTGCAGTAACGAACTCAATGCCTCCCAGAGTCTCTATCTTCTTCTCCAACGCTCTACGCATAGGAAATCCAGCCATATCTTCTCCTTGATTTAATGTCTACAAATTCTAAACTATAAAAAATTTTTTGGGGACTATCTTTTGTGGTTGGGGGAGGGGGTAGGGGGTCTTGACTGTAAAGGGTATGTTGATGTGTGTTTATGTCCCCTGCCACAGCACCCCCTCACTTTTACACATGGGGGGGGTAAACCCTACCCTTACGTACTAACCCTACTGTCTATCCGTACAGTCCTGTGTATCCATACAGTACCTGGTCAGGCATACAGCAGTAGAAACCCTTAGACCAAAGGTTATGCAAAAAATGCATAGTTTGTCTCAGATGCGCAAAGGGTGTAAGTAGATCGGCCTCTAAAAGGTTTCTCTATGTTTCTTTAATGCTTATCTAACCCAATGCCTTATCCCTTATATCCTCTATGTATTCTCTCTATCTATCTCTTATGAGATGAGGACAACATGGAGTGGTCTATCTCTTCTTTTCTTTTTCTAATTGTGGCTACAAAATCAAACAGTTTATTAGGGTTTATCCCTATGTTATTTCTTTTGTTTAATGCTACTATCTCTTTGCGTTTGACTTAAACGTGTCTACTAAATGGGTTTGAATATGAAAGACTTTAAAGATAACTTACTTGATCTGTTAACCGCTGTTGGGTTTGGATTAGCCCTTTGTGTTGGGCTACTTGCTTACTTTGACGTCTTAGTCAAATAGTCTTTGGATTGTGATGTTTAAGGCATCAAGCTCTTCCATCTTCTTGATATGCCACATTCTCTTCTGACCATGCCATCCTAGTGTTGGGTTTGTATGGCAGTCTTTGCACAGGGCTATGCAGGTGTATTGAAGCCCTTGCTTGTAGTGATGAGCTTCTGATGGCCCTGATTTATCACATACTGAACAGGGAAGCATCTTCACCCTTGCCAGGTGGAATCTTTCCTTGTTGTTCAGCTTGTTGTTCATTGGGTTGCCCTGATTTCCATTCTGGCTGAGTACTGGTTTGTTCTCCAGACTTCGATCCTTGCTTGGGCAGCAGTCATCAGCCAACGATACTTCTCTTCCTTTTCCACGGCAGCTCTTATGCCCTCTAGCACTTCGATATATTCCTCATGGGCATAGGCAAAGGTTTCTTGTTTACCCAGAACTTCCGTCCCTGCCTGGCTCATCAGGTGAGCCTTCTTGGACTTTCGGAACTCCTCCAAGTACAGGCGCTCTGACTTCGCTTGGGCGTACAAGGGTGCGGTGTCGATCAAATACTGAATTGCTTTGTCGGGGCTGCTCTCCATGAATTAATCTCCAATGCTTCTCTGCTAAACGTCTTATTCCTTCGGACAAGGAACCATTCCCTGCCAAGGTCAATGCTTGCTCATGGATAGGCGCTACCCTTGCTCGGATAGTCCTACCTTCTTCGCTGATCTTCTTGCGACCAGCGCCTTTTCTTGAGCCGCCACGTTGTTTCATGGCTTGAATTATATGCTACAGAATCAATTCTTAATAGCTTTTAGTACAAACCTGATGTCATCGTCCTCTTCTTGAAAGACAGTTTTAAAGTCTGCTTTGTAAATATTCCTGAAGTCGGACATGGGCGTTCTGCCAACCTGCCTCTTGTACTCATCTTGGGATAGAAACACCAGTTGTTCGAGCTGCATGATTCTTGTATGGCTTGGATCACCATAAGCCCAGACTGAACTTCTTGATGGGCAAGTCGCAAGGAAATGACCATTTGGCTTGAGAAGTCGCCAGAACTCTGAGAATTGGGCAAAGAATAGTTTGTAGTCACCCTGCTGCCCAAGGTGTTCTAGCACCTGATAAGCATGGATTTCATCAAACTCATTGTCTTTAAACGGCAGTGGGAGACTCATCAAGTCCCAGTAAACGTCTGGATTGTGGTCAGCGTTGTAGTCCAGAGTGGTTAGGTTATCAAAGGTTGGCGTTCCATCTACTGCCATCTTCTTTGTGTGGTTAGATCCGCAACCAATGAGAAGTTCTTTTTTCATGCTTGCCCCCTTGCTTGAATAGCTTCTGCAATATTCATAGCCTCTCTGACTTCTGCGCCTTCTGGATAGCCTCCTTTTACCCAAAAATCTATTGCTTCATCAACAATACTTACACACGCCTCACGTTCATGCTCTGCTACTAGTTTGGCAAAGTGAATCAATATCTGTTGACAAGTATCAATTTCTTCATCAGCAAACCCTGCCTGTTTTGCCATGCGGATAATGCCTTCTATGGTCATACATCCTCCTGCTTGTAGTTGAGTTTGTGATTCTGAAACCGCATTGCTGCTTCAATATCTAGTTCTTTGAATTGCTCATCAGAGAATAGCCCTATTACGTTTCTACCCTCAAACCAAACTTCTTTGATGGATTCGTTATAGGTTGTCTCTCCATCGTTTTCATACTCATAAACGACAGTAACAATCTCGCTACCTGCACCTGTAGTTGTGTCAAATTCCCAAGTTTTTTCCATGATTCACTCCTGTTAAAAATTAAATCTTACCTAATTGCTTGCGTAATACCATAGGTATTTACCCTAGTCTCCGCAAAAACAAGCAATTCCCTCTTCATCTTTATCAAACATATCTGTCTGAGCTAAAGCATATTTGTGCATTTCTGCATAACTTGGGCGGTCTTTTCGGAACTTTGCCCCGTCTCCATAGGTTTTGTTAGAACTATTGGCATGGGCTTCCATCTTCATCCACCACAAAGCCCTCTCGGGTTTTTCTTGGATTAGGGACTGAATCTGGTGAGCTGGCTTCAAAAAACACAAGTCACAATTTCCATGCATCGTTACCCCATTGTTGTTTGGCAACTTAAGGTCAAATGCATGGCTTTTCCAAAACGCTCCAACGTGTTCTTTGGTAATTCCTGCCGCCACAAGTGGGGTTCTGCTTCTGTCAATCTTGGCTGCCCTTCGTTGTTCGTCAGCCCGAATGCCCACCCAATGCATGTTTTCGTTGTGCTTCCACCCCAAAGACTTCAAATAATGGTGAATGACTCGAATCTTCATGTTGATTGTGCAGATCCTGGCAACTGGATTAGGTAGGTATGGCTTGCCGTTTTGGTTAATTGAGTCAAAGAAAGGCTCTCCATCTCGACTTGCCGTCTCAAAATTGACTACTCTAAACCTATCTTTTGGGGTTTCATGGGCTTTGTACTCAAGCCAATTTATCTTGACACCCCAATTTGTCTCGCAATCATGGACAAACTCCAAAGTCTCCTCACACTCCTTGCCTGTATTCGCAAAGCATACGATTGCTTCGGGCGGTAGGCTCATCTGGTGAGCCTCTAAAACCTTGTACAGCATAAATGCCGATGTTCTGCCTCCCGAGAAGCTGATGCAAGTAGGTTCGGTAATCTCAAACGGGTTTCTCATTCCAAGCACTCCTTAACGCAAATATCAACGCCTGGCAGACTCGAATAAACCTTGGTCACGTGGATGTTTATGATCTGCGAGTCGTCATGGTAGACAACCCCGTTCATGCCATCTTCTACGCTTTTTAGGATATTACTTGCGTCAGGCTTCTTTGTTGGCTTCTCTGACCCATTAGAAATGGCTTCTAGACGCTTTTTAGTGCATGACTTAGGGATTGGTACTCTTATATACAAATAAAGGCTCACAGGGGTTTCTAGTGGTTCTGAGCTACCCATTGCCTCAATTGCAGCATCCTTGATTAAGGTTTCATAGGTTCTAGTTTTCTCAGGGGTGTAAGTTTGCACAAAGTTTCCCCTCTTGACGTATCTAGCCCTTTGTTTGCCAACAGGGTTAGCGTCTACTTTAAAAGTTACCATGAATGTCATTTTAGGATTCTCCATGCCGTTGCAGCCACGATTGGTATTTGGCCGTTTCCAAGGCATTCAGACTGGCCCACCCACTCGGCCACCCCATCACCCAATATATCCATTCCACGCTTGGTATCTTCCCATGGTTGACAGTCATCCAATAAGCGATTGAATTCCTGTGCATCCCAAACGTGCTTTTCAATACTGACTCCTTGCGAAATCTGAGAAATTTGAAGTGATCCGTTTTTAATGGGGTCGGATGCGACAATCCAAATTCTGTCCCTTGAATGTGATGCGCCAAATTCTTGACCTCCCAAAACTCCCCATTTCGCATCAAACCCCAACGCGGCCAGGTCTCCGAGAACTCGTCCAAGTCCCCTAGAAGTGAGCATTGGTGAGTTTTCCACAAAGACGTATCTTGGTCGTATTTCCCCAATGATCCGTGCCATTTCTCCCCACATTCCTGATCGTTCTCCATCAATTCCTGCTCCTTTTCCGGCTGAACTGATGTCTTGGCACGGAAAGCCTCCAGATATAACGTCAACAATTCCTTTCCATGGTCTTCCGTCAAAGGTTTGAACGTCATCCCAAACTGGGAAAGGGGGGAGAAGTCCGTCATTTTGTCGGGCGCACAATACGCTTGCTGGGTATTTTTCCCACTCGACGGCACAGACTGTTCTCCATCCGAGAAGTTTTCCCCCAAGTATTCCTCCACCAGCGCCTGCGAATAAAGCCAGCTCATTCAATTTGTCCTTCTTTCATTCTTGACATATAGGTCCTGACTCGATCTCTTGCTCCTGATCCATAGACCTTTTCGCAACGCTCAAGCCTGGCACGAACAAAATCGTTATCTC